TTATCCTTCCCCTCTCGGCAACTCCTTCACCATAAAGGTCACTACTCCTAACACTCTGGCATCATCAAGAGCGTCACCCTCGATAATGCCATCGTTAGTCTTAAAGCCCCCATGCCCCACTTCGGCAAACATCAGCTTACCGTTTACGTCGAGTAGCACAGTTCTGCCCTTCGTCACCTTATAGCCCGGTTCGGCCACAGCATACCCCTCATCTGTCGGAATGATGATTGAGGATTGGGTAACGTGCATAAGTGACTCGGGGGTAAGTCGTGCTTCAACGTAATCTATTGCGGGGGATGGGAAAGCCATGGCTACCTCTTAGGATTTTGTCGAATTATCTTGCGTTGGCTGGATCTGTTTTTTATTCCAGATCGAATCATCGGGCATTTCTAGACGTACATCTATCCAAGTATTATCAGGTATATCTATGAGGTCACCTCGCCCTACTGTCAAGTCGCCGTCATCAGTAAGTGTATATTTCTGCTTGTAGCAATGAACTTCTATACCCGAATCTGTTTCAACTGCTTCGGCTAGAGCAATTATCCTACCCTGACCATTTCCGCAATCCATAACTTGCCACAGGTCCTTTGCCAATGAAGTGGCCCCAGTAACTAAATACTTACCTGTTTCTATTTTTGAGACGTTACATCCTTCCGATTCGTCATTGGTCAGTCCGAAATCTGACTCCCATGTGTATTCGTCGTTTTGAGTACCTAGCAAATCCTGCCTCGTATTTTTTTTATTATTAACTATTCTAACTATAGGTGAGGCTGGAACTAATGCGCCGCTAGAGTTAGTTGAAGTATTCATCGTCCCGTAAAGTTTGTCAGCACCGTATGCGCCATTTATATTCCTGACATGAGCAACAACCCCATCTGTTCCTAATGATAAATAATGTTGCCAAATATTGTCCCCAGCTGCATCACTAGAGTCACTACGATTACTCACTTGGATATTTGTTCCGTATTGAGAAAATCCATATGGCTTATTTGAGAAGTTCCAGACTCCTGCGCCAGCGGTGCTTTTTCCTCGTGTGGCGAATGAATACCTTTGAAGCTCTGTATTTAGCTCTGAATAAGATATTGAACTCTTCGCAGCCAAGCTGCCTAAGTCGGAGGTGTTTGCTTTTTTCGATAGAGCATCAGTTACATCAGATTGATTAGCTTTTTGCCCTAAAGAAGTGTTGATTCCACTTAAGGAGTTCGCCAGCGACAGCCAAGATGGCCCCGTGTACTGGCTGTAATCGTCAATCTTAACAGTGATATCACCGTCTACAGTTAAAATCTGCTGCCAATTAATCTTGTCGTAATTGGCCTTGCGAATTGCTAGTGCTGTTCTTGCTCCAAGCTCTGCATTAACACCGGTGTATGCCCCCCTGTCCAGCAAAGAGAATGATTGCCCTGCTACATTGCTGCCTTGGTATATTGTTGTGAGGTTTAATGCTGTATCGCTTGCAATGGAATCAATCACAAATGTGTAAGGTACATTGCCGATATAGGTTACAAGCGCCCCGCCCACCTGTGCTTCTGTGGTGAATTTAGTCCCTGAACCAGTGACTGAGAGTGAATTTGCGTTAAGCGCTATCGTGCCAGTTGCTGCCATGTGAGGCTCCTGAATTTAGGTAATAAAAAACCCGCCGAAGCGGGTTGTTTGTGTGACGCTTTGGTTAAAGACCTAGCGCCTGTTTGTAATACTGGTCATAAACGCTGGTGTCGATATAGCCAAGATTAGGAATGGTCCAACCACTTGGCGCTGGACCACTTACATTGAAGTTATGAACATATTCCCATCCTGACTTCTGGCAGGTGTATTGGCTATTTAGCGTGCCCGCTGCCGTCGCAAGGAATATTGAGTCATGATTGGACGGCGATGGTGCTGGGTTTAAGTTGGCTCCAATACAACTTATACAAGCTATCGGGTTACTTGAAGTGACTTGTGCTGCCGTGGAGCTAATGATATTTAATGGTAAACAATTACTGTGCCATACCACCTTATTATTCCAGTACATAAAGAAACCGCCGACAGGTTGATTAACAAGCTCATCAGAAAATATATAGAGCCTGATAGGTGTCGTACCATCGGCAAACAGAATATTAAGGCTTACTTTTCCGTTTGACGTTCCTTGTTGCAAAAGAACCTTACTCATTGCGCTGGAAGTGGCCCTATGGAAAGCAATGAATCTCCGACCCTGCGTAACGTTTGTGGTTATTATCTGCCCTTTGGTCGGTGTGACATCAATGACCTGCGCCAAAGATATGGGGGTATAATTGGGTGCAATTTTCACCGTTCCGTCACTGTTATATAGCTGAAAACCAACATAGGGGGCGCTAGATGTCGGGACAGCGTAAACAACAATTTTACACTCAACAGTTGAACTCCAGCTTAATGTGTTACCACTTTGCGAGTAAGAAAAAGAACGGCTACCTGTACCTTGATTGAATACTAGCTGCACCGCAGTGTAATTCATTGAAGGCCCGTCATAAGTCTTGCTGCCATTTCCCGCCGAGGCGTCGATAATATCCATTACAAAATTGAAGCTCATCGAGTTGATCACATCATAGTTAGTTCCTGTTAAGTAACTTGTAAATCCTGCCATTAACGACTCGCTCCCATAGAACAGACTAATTTCCCATTAGCGTCATACCAAGCTGCTCCCCTGTTATCGAGTAAGAACCTGCCTTGACCTGAAACGGACCCATTTAATTCCATCGAACCATCTTTACCGATTCTCCAACCAACGCTATTCGCCACATAGTTATTTGACTGGATATAGTCGCCAATCTTTGCAGAAGTGATCGTGCCGTCAGCAATGAAAGCCTGATTAATAAAGACTTGACCGTTTTGTATTGCGAACGGAGAGTAAGTTTTCCCTCCCGCTTGACTCATCATCGCAAATCTATCCGCAAGGAATAATACTTGCGAACTTACCCCACCGTCACCGGCAACTTGCACACCGATAGACATACCGGCAGAGTAATAAGTCCCTTTATAGGTCACGCCAGCATTAACACTAAAGACCGCTGAACCCGTGCCGTCTGTAGAGAATTGCGTCGTGGCTTTCTGAGAGATTGCCGCGGTATTTTCGCCGACACTTGCCTGTATTTGGTCAAACTTCTGAGCATAAGCGTGGTCGTTATCTGCGATAGTGGTTTTTACTGAGATAATGTCAGCGCGATTCTGTCCATTGACGACCATTTGATGATCGACAATCGCATTATTATCGAGCGCATTCTGTAGAATACCTTCAACGTTAGTGTCAGTCTTGGCAACTAGCTGTTTACCCGCTTCGCTTTGCAGCACTTGGTTGGTAATGTCGCCGAGTATTTCAGAGGCATCGATACTCGATTGACCTTCAACGAACGCCGTCCAATCTCCCTTATTGCCAATTTTGTCGATTATCCTTGCGCGATACCAACGGCGTACACCGGCTGGCATGGGGCCATGCTGATAATTACTCCCCGGATAAGGAACGAGTGTGAGAAGCTGAGGGTTTTGCCCGTCAGCAGTCGTAGCAACCTGTAATTCAGTGTACGCGGTGTCGCCAGAGCCATCAGGAAACGCCCATGTTAGGTTGATATTCCACACCACATCATCGGTAGCGAGTAGATTGACGGGTGTTCCGGGCTTGCCAACTTTACCGGATAGCGCGACCCCCTGAGCGTACCCCCATGGCGAGGACACATCAGCGGCGTTGATTGCCCGGACGCGGACATCGTAAACGCCAGCATAGATACCTTGTACAGAGAACCCCTGCGCGCTGGTCAAGCCGACATTCACCCAGTCGCCGTTATCTTTACGCCACTGGGCGGTGTAATTGATTGCCCCGTCGACCTTATCCCACGCCGCTTGTAGCGTTGCTACCGTGACACCTTGGGCGATATGGTCAACTTCAGTGACCACGATATTTTGTGGCGCACTCATCACACTGGTTGGTGTAACCGTCACGGGTGCCGGTTGGATTTTCACCCCGTCATCAATGTAGCGGAATTTGTTCGGGTCATACTGAACAGCGGCAACCGTAAAGGTTCCGTCGTCATTATCCGTAATCGAGGTTACCCGAAATTGTTGAGCCGCTAGGTTGTCACTATCGATAATCCACACCGCCCCGGGAACAGGGTCAGTTTTGTAGGCTGTGTTAACGGTGATGGTCTTCTTATCTGCCGCGATGCTGGCAATGGTGCGAGTCTGCGAGGTACCGTCAGGTAAGTTGAGGATAAGTCGGTCACCTGCCGAGAAATCCACCTCTCTATCAAGTTTGATGTTTAGGCCATTAACTGCTGAGATTCGTCCGCCGTTTTGTTTTCCGGCCCGATATGGGTCAGCTACGCCGATAATTGAAGTCGGTAGCGGAATGTGACCGTCTAAGCCAACACTGAATGACACGGTGGCGTCTTTCGCATTGGAGAGTAGCGCCCAACGACCACGCCGATGCGCCTCACTCTGGGATGTACAGCCGATAGCCGTTAAGCTCATTTGCTGCACGCCGTAACGCTCAACTAAATCGGAGTCGTAGACTGCCTCGATAGTGTCGGAGTAATGGTTGGCTGGGTCAGAATAGCTCACCTGACAGGAAGTATTGCGGTTCTTGTATGAGCCTCCGGCATAGCTAAACATCCCATCGACGACATTTGCTGCGGTGTAAGTCCACTCCAAATCTTCAACCGGAACGTCGGCATTGACGATGACTTGTGAGTTACCCCAGAAGGTAATGCCACGAAAGATAGCTGCAAAGTCTTGCATCACGGTAAAGGCTTCTTCTTGTGATTGCACGTAGGCATTACAGGTAAAGCGAGGCTCTGTACCGCCCGCGCCGTTCGATACCATATCGTCACAGTAGACCGCGATTTGATACAAGCCCCACTTATCAATCATTGAGGCATCGACACGGTTACCCATGCCGTAAATCTTATCGAGAATTAGGTCGTAGAATACCCATGCAGGGTTATTGCTATAAGCCAGCTTGAAATTACCGGACCAACTACCAGAATATGAGCGTGTTACCGGGTCATAGTTATCCGGTACGCGGATTAACTTACCCTTCATCTTCACCGTGACTTTCGGCGCGCCGTTGGTAAATTGCTCTGAATTAACCTCAACAAAAAGTAAGGAGGTATTCGGGTAACGAAGCTTGCTGTCGATGACCTCAGCGAAAGAGAAAACCTTAAAGGCATTGACCAGTTTAGTATCGGTAGAGTCGGCCGTGATACGTCTCACACGAATAGCCGAGGACTTAGCGCCACTTGCTAAATCAATGCGGTGGTCCCGCTGATACTCTGACGTCGTTTTACCGTCAAACTTCCCCTGTACAACCGTTTGATAGCTGTCGCCATCGGTAGATAGGTCAATTGCGTAATCGGTGACGGTACCCACCATATCGCCATTATCTTTATACTGGTATTGCACCGGAACACTGAGTTTAATGCGGATCGCATCCAGTGAGGTATCGGTAAACTGACGCGTCCACGGATTCGTGGTAGTAATTGTTTGCCCGACTGATAACTCGTTATCAATCTCTGGCATACCTTGAATGTATTCTTGGTCTTGTGTGCCGCGTCTAAACTCCCACTTTACCCCTGTGAAATTATACGAACCGTCATCATTGGCCAGCGGCGTATCATTGAGGTAGATTTGCTGCGCGGTGACCGTGCCTTCCACTTCCCCTTCACACACAGCTAGCAACATTTTAAGCTTGGCTTCAGAGAGTAAGTTATCAGCTTGCTCAACAGGAGTATGGGCTTTTGCAGCACCGCCCTTGCGGCCTTGTATCGGGTAATCTTGAATAAATGCCATGTTTCACCCATAAAAAAAGGCCACCGAAGTGACCTGATTGAATTCGTTAAGTTATTGCTGGTCGCTAGAGAATATCCCGGCACTAATCACCGCTCCGCCAACCTCTCGCTCACCGTACAGCACCGGCACCGGATAGCCCATTGCCACCGTATTCACCGGAGCGCCAAAGGCATAATTCGGTTTGTTGTCAGCACTGGAAGATGAGCCAACACTCATTTTAGGTTGCGGAGTGAGCATTTGAACCACGCCGCCAAGTGCCATAGATATTCCAATGCCGGTTAGCGCAGTTGAAGCCGCTGCCGAGGCTGAACCAAATCCGATTGCGGCAAAGCCAGCGGGTCCCGCCCATAGCGCAGCACCTAGTACAGCAGCACCGATAACTACTTGCAGTAACCCGCCACTTTTCGCGCCGCGGGGGATGGGCTGCATGGTGTAGGTATTTTCAGAGCGAGTCAGGTCAAATCCCTCCAGCCCGACATTGCTCTTGCCGGAAAAAAAAGCAAATCGAATACCGTCATGATGAGCAGTAGCTAGATACTTTTTAAAGCCTTTCACCTGTGAGCACATCGCTCGGATCATCTCGTTTAAATCGGCGACGTGAAACTGGTGCGTCTTACCGAAGCGCTTAGCCGCTTGGCCTTTAAGGGTGAGTGTTTTAAGCATCAGGAATATCCTTGTGTCGAACAATGCGCACGGTCCTGTCACGGAAGTATTGACCGTAGGGAACGCGCGTTGAGAGATTACCGAAGTTGTGATGAAGAATCAGGTTATCGCCAAGATAAATGGCTGCATGGTTGGTCACTGGTGCGCCGATTTGCATCATTATCATGTCACCGGGCTGCGGGGTCTGCACCTCGATAAATCCCTCATCGCGCCAGTTATCATCGTAGCGGTTTTCCTTGCCGCCGACCCACCATTCATAGGGTACCGACCAGTTACGCAGCTCTATACCATACTCTCGCTTGTGGTAGTCCATAATCAGCGACCAGCAATCAGCGTGACCGAGCACCCAAGGACGACCAACATAATCTCGGTCAGTGCGTGGCGAGAATGTGCAGAAATCCCCATCAGGCCACGACATGATACCCCACTCAAGGCCAGAGTAATCGCACTGAATTCTGTCCATTTCTGAGGGGATAAGCACCGGCACATCAGGGTGTGAATGGATAATCATAATTACCTCGCCCTCTTGTTCGGCTGACCGGTAATCACTATCACGCATAACAAAGGCATTCAGAGGGTCGTCGGCATCATTGTGACAAGGGATATAGGTTTGCTTATTCCCCTTCTGGATAATCACGCCACAGGCTTCATTCGGGTATTCAGCGATAACATGCTGGCGTATTGCATCAAGCAGCTTTTCACGCATGATTATTTTCCCTGTAAGTTGGCACCGGGGAAGCCACCAAATGGAAGAGGTGAGCTTTCGCCGATTCTACGCTTGCAATCATCCATCAGCCCCCCGCAGACATCCTTTGACGGGTCATCTGTAGGCGTTCCATCCTTAGTAAAATATTTACTCCCCGCATAATCACAACCCGTTCCTGAGCGATACCAGCCGCGCATACACCAGGTACAAACAGGGGTTATTTGGCGAGTCGGAAGTTGCAAGGATTGCAGATTAAACGGTGAGCACAGCTCGAATTCTACTTGGGCACGAGTTTCCGAGGTTTTAGCGTTGATATAGAAAAGCCGCTCTCGCTCTTCATTGGGATTAGCGTCTGGATTACCTTGCTTCCAGTTAGCTGCATCCAGATACTTTTTAAAGGTGTAATGAACTTTGACCTTGGCCTTTACCATGTCATCGTATTGCAGACAGAGTGCCGTCACGTAGTTCATCACATTCCCGACCGACAAGGTGGGTGTGGGCTGTGAGCCTTCACTCGATACATCTACACCTTCTAGCTTATACGGATGCGGGTCGTACTCATTACCCTGCCAGATAATCGACGGCAAGTTTTCCGCTGCGAAGGACTGCCAGCCCTCTTCGGAAATATTGTAGGCATGGAATCGAAGAACTTTATCCATGCCAAACTCGGTGCCGTCCACTTCAATGAGCTGAACAAGCGATCCGGGTTCTAATTGCTGTAAGTCTGCTGTGAATGACATATTTCACCCATAAAAAAACCGCCCGTAGGCGGCACTGATCAAATATCAGGATTATGTAAAGAATAAATCAGGCGTAAGTTACTGGCTCAGCCCATCAGTGATGACGCACTGATGTAACTCAATGATGAGGGATGGCTGATTACCTCTGAACAAGGAAGCGTGATGTTAGATCAAGAAGTAGCTCTGCATTTAGATGCAATAAAGAAACAGATAAAAGCAAATCAGATTGCGGTTCAGTTATTAGTTAGCCAAATGCTAAAAATAATTGAAACAAAGCCGAATTGTGAAAATATCATCAACGAAATAACAGACTCACTTGAAGAGATAAAATCTCAAGCTTGGTTTGGAAAAGAAGGAATTGATGCTGCCATATCGCTTACAAAAATCCCCGTGAAGTACAAATAAAAACTAGACCGCTTCTTTTAATTCATCAGCGATATCGATAATGATTGAAGCGGCTTTCTCAATAGCGGCCTTTTCGTAGGCGCGTAAACAATCTTCAGAATTACGATCGACTGATACGTTAATCCTGAAGCCTGCATACATGGGTAGCTTTGCATCACTAACATCGACAGCCGCCTCAACTTTGTCACCCGTAATTTCTAAGCCACGAAATAGTAATTCATACTTCTTACTCATAATCCATCCTTTCTCTAAATCGATTTCAATAGTTCAGTCGGCATTAAAGCTGCAACAAACATCAACTGAGCATCCACATCATAAGCTTTAAGCTCTTTAATTTTTTCTGATAATTCATGGTCAGATGGACGCTCCATTCTGCATGTCATCTGGCCTTTACCATCCACTATATGGATATCAACTGAAGTTGTTTTTAAACTTCCACTTTCAAGCTGACTTGATTCAATGCTGTCAGATTCGTTATCCACTGATTTTTTGCTTCTGTAGTCTTTGAATTTTAGACAAGTAGGTAATTGAGGTCCTTCTTTGTTGCCCCAGTTGAATGCCATGCTTCCATCAGGTCTATATGATGCAAATTGGCTACCAGCCTTGATTGAATATCCATCATCGCTGACGACTAGTAGCATTTCCGATCTATCATCTTGAAGTGATCGCTTAGGTGTGTCGGAGGCGGTACCTGAGATGATTTGTCCTAGCTTATTCATCTGCTGAGATATTTCATTAAATTGCTCTTGAACCTTCATAGTAAAGTCTTTTTGCTCTTGCTTATTTAAAGCCATAGCGTTATCAATAATGCCTTTAATTTCTTGCTCGATACTCATACCTACTCCTAAGGCGCAAAGGCCTGTTCAAATGTGAATGATAGCTCTACATACTGCCCGGTAACGAAATTAGGCGTAATGGAATCGGCTTTAACTCGATACATTTTTCTTTCGCCCCACGGGTTATTCCAATAGAAGGATGCTGTACAGTGAGAGGTGAGAAAATTCCTAACCTTCTGCATATCTGCCAGCGGCCCCTTACTCGTCAGGCTCCACGTTTCGGCAACTGAATTAATGCCAACACCGCTGACCTGCTTATACCCATCGTCGAACTGTGCCGAATTAACCTTCACCGGCACCGTTCCTGTCGCGCCTATTTGGACGCAATAGCTGAATGTATCCATTACCGCCCCTTAATGGCTCGCCAGAGTGGAGTTCCCTGCCTGTTGGCTTGGTCATTGATGGTGTTAATTACAGCGGCTTGAATCTGTTTAGCGATACCCTGACCGTCACTTACAGAACTGGAGGAGGCGTTGCCATTGCTGTCAATAGTGACGTTAATATCGCCCATGCTGAAACCACCACTATTACTTATTTGCTTACTGGTTGAAGGTGTTCTACCTGTCGGCGCACCAACATATCCGCCACTTGAATAGCCTTTCATTATCTGGGCTAGATTGTCTTTACCTATCCGGCTTGTGGCTTCTTTGGTGAACACAAATTCACCTTTATGAACAATGCCCGCTGGGTCGTATTTTCCGCCTTCACCAGTAAAGCCTCCGCCGTCATATCCGCCTTTCAAGTAACTTGTATAGCTAGTTGATAAACCTAGCGCACCGTTACCACTTAGCGCCGTTCCTGCGTTACCTGCGACTGATGGGCTGAATAAGCTACTAACTGCGCCGATAGCACTGCTGGCAATCCCTGATATAGCCATCCGCGCAGCGATACGAGCAATATCACTGATTACAGAGTTAGCAAAACCCTTGAAAGACAGCTTTCCAGATGTTGAGAAAGAAGCGATAGCGTCCTCCATACTTGAGAAAGCATCACTAAACAATGTTTGAGTCATGCCCGAAGCATTAGAGGCGCTGTCTGCGTATTCTTGCCACGCTTTTTCAGCACCATTTGACCATGAGCCACGCATAGCGGTCATGCGCTGAGTATGAGCATCATAATCTGCTAGCATCTTGTCATTCGCTGATTGCTGCATAGCAATCTCTTGGTCGATGGTCTGACGGTCAATCTCAGTAGTTGCCGAGGTTCTTTGTTGGCGCAACTGGATTATCTTGTCGTTTAGTTGCTGCTCAAGCGTGATCCTTTGCGTTAGGATTCCTTGCTGGTATGCGCTCCTAGCACCTGACGCCGCTGATTCATCGTTTGAGTATTGAGAGTTTCGGCTGCTAATGTCGCGGTTTAGATTGCCTTGATAACCTGATAACGCTGCCGTTTGCTTAACTAACTGTTGCTGCCTTTCTAGTGCTGCATTTTGCTGATATAGCGCTGTAATTTTATCCTGATTAGCCAGTAGCGATTTCTGGTCGGCGGTCAGAGTGGACTTACCCTTAATGTCAGCGAGTTGCTGCTCCCATTTCACTAACGCTTGTTGCGCAGCAGAAAGCTTATCAGTCGTATCAATCTGAGCGGAAAGAGCTGCGTGTTGCTGGTTGAGTTGGTCAATTAACCTTGAGCCTGCATCTTCGGAATACGCCTTAGTTGCGGGCGCTCTATCCTTCTTGGCTGCGGCACTCTCAGCGTCAGCAAGGTTTTGTGAGTATTTCGCCCTCAGAGCTAAATAATCGCTTCGTCCTTGGTCTTGAATGTTCTTTGGTTGCTGCTTAAATTGACTGTCTAACTTCGCTAATGCTTCCCGAGCCTTGGTGGTCGCGTCTGCATTGTTGCTCAGGTCGGTGTTAAGTTGCTTGAGGTAGCTTTGCTCTTGTAGTTTCTTCTGAGCATCACCTAAATTACTTAGCTGACTGACATAGGCTTTAATTATTGGCGTGTCATTGAGCATTTGATAGTGCTGCTCATTATCACTAGTCCATGTGCCGCTACTCATGGCGTTACTGCGCTGCTGTGTTCTCTGCTGGTATTTTCTAATATCAGCATTGTCTAAGTAGTTGCCGCCTGCTATTTCCTTGAATACTTCCCACGAGTTTGAAGCTCCAGAGCCTAGTGAGTGCCAAAAATTATTCCACCCAGTAGCGCCTTGGTTAAGTTTTGTAGTTAGCTCGCCTAACTTATCGGATAGAGCGCTAAAGGCTTGGCGCTGAGCATCGGCAGTGTTTCCACCTTCCAAGGCCGCATCAATCTGTTTTCTTTGCGCTGCGGTTAAGAACCCTAACTTATCGTCCAATTGGTCAATAGATTTACCGCTTGAATCGGAAAGCTGGCTGAACATTCCCACAACTGAATTTAGGTCTTGACCACTGGCGCTTGCGTAATCGCTCGATGCTTTGATGATTTGCGGGTACATATCAGCGTTTGTGCTTAGTGATTGCGTCAAGCTACCAACTGCTGATATTGCGTCACCGTATGAAACGCCTAGTGCTGATGCACTATGCGCTAGTGCGGTTATCTGTGATAGGTTTAATCCACTGACATTGTTTAACGTGTTGGCACTTTTATTAAGTGCGTCCATTTCTTCCTGTGCTTGATAGAATGCCACTCCATAGGCAGCTACTGCTCCCGCCGCAATGGTGAACGGACTAACTAATCCCATCACATATCCACCGACACCTCTAATGGCTGGACCGATACCGCCGAACATGTCCTTTAGCTGGCCACCTTGCTGCATAAGCACCATGAACGGTGATTGGCCTGTTGATAGCCCGACGACAATATCGGTCATCTGCGCGGGTATCATTCTCATAGCCCATGCTGCTTGCTTGGAAGATTGCCCTGTCTTAACTAACTGCTCAGACATTTGCCCCAATCTCAAGCGAGCGTCATCAATCTTTTTGCTGTAAGCATCGAAAGTATCTGTATCGAGAAATCCTTTAGCTTTAAATCCCGCCAATTGTCGCTGCTGCTGGTCTAACTTATTGAGCGCGGCATTAACCGGATCAATACGGTCAAGTAGTTGAGATAAAGCTTGTGATTCGTCCTGCGTGGCTTTCGTAACCTTACCAGCACCATCAGCGGCCTTTTGTCCAGCTTGAGTCAATTTAGCCAAAGAGCTTGCCAGCGAGTCGGTATTCTTCTGTGCGCCGGAGCTATCGATAATGACGGCGAGGCGGGATGTTTGTTCTGCCATTTACTTTTCCTCGGACATAAAAAAACCCGCCGAAGCGGGTTATATTTTTTAATGACGAACTATGGCGATACACCATGTTTTGTTTTGTAATCGTTTTCCATTTTCTCGCAAGCCCCAGCGATAAATCTAGCTTCTCCTGGAGTATTGGATTTTTTCCCTTGGTCATTCCAGCATAAGCTGATCGCGTCTCTCGCCTGTGACTTTTCTTTTTCTTCTGGCGAAGAACCAACGATTGCACTGAAAATAAAAAATACCACGGCCAAAATGATAATAATAAAAATAAACTGCCTCATATCCCAATCCCCATTAGTAAAGTTAAGAGCAATCCTAATGTTAATTAAGTGCAAAGGGAAGCAAGAAACCCGCAGTTAAGCGGGTTGATAGTGATTAAACTTAATGATTAGAACAGAGATTTAAGGTTTATTTCGTTAACAGCCTTCCATGCCTCGGCAGGCCAAGATTTAACAGTTCCGTAGGTTTCGTCTGGCACATCCTTCGGAGTTAACCCATTAGCTGCACACCATTTCTTCATAGGCCAGTGAGAGAATTTCTCTCCAGTCACTCGCTGCACTGCTTTAATGGTAGCGTGCTTCTTACACTCACCAAGTTTGTTGGCTAAAGCATTAGCCTTACGCTTTTCTGCCGAGGCGGTAGCCATTGCCGTTGCTTCACGCTTTTCACCTATCCAAGCCTTAGTTTGAATTGCTGCATCACGCTGCTCCGTGAGGATTCGATTCTCTTTTACCTTGGTAAGCAAGTCTTCCAGCGCTTGCTCATAGCTAAGAGGTAATGCGGCAGATGGTTGAGGTCTGAAATAAGAATCTTCGAGCTTTTCGAAGAAACTCCATGCCTTGTCTGTATCAATTATCTTAGACATTCTAGCTGCACCCTTCTCTGTCCAGAGGGTGATGCTTTTAGCTCTCTTACCAACAGAGTTACCGAAAGTTACTCTGTCCTTAAATTCCTTTAAATCTGAACCAGTTAAGAGGAAGTAGTGCTTTCCTTCTTCAAACCTTTCTTGATTGGAAGATAGGTTTTTCCTGATGTTAACTTCATCAGTCTCATATCCTGTAGCCAGCATTGCAGTTGTAATAACCTTTACACCACTCCATTCAATCACTGGGAATAAATCAGGATCGACAGATAAGTGAGGATTTGCTACATTTACACCAGTTGATATTGATTGTTGCATGTAAGTCTCCAATCTAAGTAAGTGATTAAGCCGCCAGCCCTACTGGCGGTTTTTCTTTTTACGCCATCCAATACGCCTATCAATGTAACTCCGGTATTCTTAAGTTTCTTAGCACTCGCCAATTATCTTCCGTTCTATGATCAGCTTTTATGTGCATTGTTTCTCGTTCCAACATTCTCCTAACTTTGTTTCGGATAAAGATGGTTTCTTTTGGGTATGAGACATAGGCAGGGGCTAGCCGATGCTCTGCCGCTGTCAAAATTGGCTCAACATCCATCATGTAACCAGCCATTCCAGTAGCGTGACGCCACAGCCAGCAAAGTTGGCATAATTCCTCGTCCGTGAACTGTTGAGCGATTGGTGACTGAGTGACTTCACGGTCAAGGATGTCTAATACCCATTTTCGGAATTCTTTAGCGATTGTTGTAGTTGCGAACATCGCTATCAGATGGCAGCCTCTTAACGAGAAAACACGCACTGATTTTTCACGTAAGTTATTGTTTATCCCGTTGGTCTTCATTTTGATGACCATTGACATGGCGTCTGTAAACTCATCTGAGTTACGAGAGTAAATAGTTGATACGCTCTTGCTTGATGCATACCCAAGAGCCTTGGCTATATCAGATGATGTAAGCCAAATATCATTCATCTGTTCTATTGGCTGTAACTGAATTCCGTGGAAGTTTAAGTCTGATTTCGCTACAATATTCATGTCGATATTTCCTAGCCGGTTATTTTCGATAGAGGCCCTGTTAGTGTTCGCGCACTTCAGGGCTTCGCTGTATTTAAGCTTTAATGAAGCCATCTTCTCTCAAGCTCCTTTCTAATCTCTTAATAACCTCACCATTAAAAGACCGACACTCATCCGTAGCAGCTTTTTTTAATGCTGCTTTAAGCCATTCTGGAAATCTAATTCCTGTCGGGGCTATATCTCTTATTTTTGAATCACTCATAACACATCCTCTTCATCGTGTAATCACTACACAAATAATACATCGTGAGTATAGATAGTCAATAAAATTATCATTACATTGTGTAGAAACTTAACTACACGGCAAAAAATATGAAAGTTCGAGATATAGCACCATATGGTGTACGGATGCCTGCTGAGCTAAAAGACAAGCTTCAAGAGATAGCAAAAAGGAACGGAAGATCTTTAAACTCAGAAATCGTGAAAATTCTCGAAGAGTATGTAACGCCACCAAAAATTGAAGATTTGAAGGCTCCAACCGCTGAGCAACTACAATCATTTGAGGAAATGCAAAAGTGGACGTCAGATGTCGCTGAAAAAATAAAACAAATGGACCGCGCTTTCCGCAAAAACTTCCCTGATTACGGTGAAGGTGAATGATTACTCTTCATCTTCCTCGGGCTCTCCGTCTCCTTTCATCACTTCTTCACGATAAACATCGTCGAGTGCAAATATCGCTTGCTCAAACATTTCTCGATTAACTTGAATGGGCCTACTGCGAAGATATGTGTCGATGTCACTCAGCGACAAGGGAAGCGGTGAGGCAGCCATGCCAGCATATTGCCTACCTCGGCTAATTACTGAGTAGGCTGAGAGAATAAGGGCAGTTAGTTCGTCAATCTCTGGCTCTTCGGCTGGCTTAAGCCCCAACCTTTCCTCTCGCCACCGGTTGCGCTCACCTTCTGGGCCAGAGTATCGGCTAAGCCACTTCTGCGCGGCTATGGCTTTCCCACGGCATCGTCTTTCTTCTCTTTGATGCCTTGAGCGATGTCAGAACCGGTCTTGAGGATTGACCAGTACAGATCTGGCTTCTGCTTTAACAGGGCTAACCCACTTTCCGGGGTGTATTCAATGGCTACTTCTTTGCCATCCACAATCTCACCAACTCCCTGCCAATCTAACAGTAAGTATTTTGAGCAGGTATCAAGCAGCAAGTCGTCGAGTGAATCCACATCACCAATAGTCGACAGGTCGAATTCCTTGGTGCCAACATTAAGCGCAGCATCCAATCTGTCGACATGGCGGCGGACGATGGCCTGACGTGACTTGTAATCGTGGGACTCAACGCTACCCACTTTTAATTTTAGGCCTTTGATTGGCTCAATCCAGCGGGTTTCGTCTGCGTCTAAACGTCTACTGATAATTAACATAGTACCTCTGCATAAAAAGGCCCGAGACGCTATGCAGAGCGAAACGGGCAAAGTTTTTTAGGTTATTGTGATGCGTCTTGTGCCGGTGGTGCTGGCTGAGTTGCTGGCTTGCGGGTGATAGTTGGCGGAGTATCGGAACCAGTGATATTCAACTGAACCTGAATGATGTCCGTGTTACCACCGTCAGGCCAGTCGCCGTCCACCTGAACCGATGGGAAGTTAAAGGTATAAGAGCCTTCTGCGTTCTCAAGCGTAAAGCTGAAAGGCATAGCCTCACCGGTCAGTGTTTTCTTCCATGCTTCATACGCACTCTTAGACCAAGACAACGTAACCTGTCCAGATGGCGTGAAGGTAGTCGGGATATTGGCACCCGCGAACCCTGATCCAGAACCGATACAGCGCTGCGTCTGCATGTTGTTATCGAACTGGATATTAAAGGTATCAACACAGAACCCATCACCACCCGTCACGCCATTTAGGCTGATTGCAGTAACGTTTTTGAATGAGTATCGAAGCTTACCGTCAGTATCTGTAGGCGTTCCAAAATAGCTCGTTCCGTCACCCTTATCCTGCCATCCTAGGCCAGCAAAGGTGACCGTGGTTTGCACGTCGCCATCGTTTGGGATTTGGATTTGCAAGGTAGATACCTGACAACCGGTAGCGATTGAGGCTACGCCAATATCAGAGGCGAATGTCGCCAGTGAGAAGGTAATACGGTCGTTACCCATATTTAGGGTATCGTTGACCCAATCAGCACCGAAACAGGAAGCCAAAAAGGAATCATGCTGGCCGTATCGGGTTTTACATACAACGTCACCGCCCACATCGGTTGTTCCAGGGGTTCGCCCCTGAGCCATCCGAGTACCACCGATTTCGTTGTTGTCGTTCATGTTTTGCGTTGGCTTAACACCGAAGGACGTGCGACGAAAAATATCCCATGTCGCGCTTGCAGGTGTCGTGCCGGGGGTTGTCTCACGGGTGTAAGCAACCGTTACTTTAGCGCCAGATGACATTTAATTGTCTCCTTAAATTATAAAGCGCGGTAAGGGATTTGAATATTTAGCTGTGACCAACCATCCGTTTCACCGGCATCGACCGCAGAAACAGCGAAGTAATCCAACGCACCGTCAGTCTTCCACTCGAACAACTCCCGCAACTTGTCGGCTGTTTCGGTGATAAGCAGTGAGCGAGAACCTACTGGAACAAATAGCTGAATGATGATAATTCCGCTGCGGTGAGTTACCGGACCGTCACCAATTTCGACAGCTGAAGCCATACTGGGCAAGTTAGTTAAACGCGCCCAGATAGTTTTTCCGCTTGGCTCGAAAGTCGGGTCGTTTGGGTAGGTCACAGAACTTGCAGGCATAGCAGCCTGCGCCGTCATACGCTTTATGACAGCGTTACGTATCTCTGTGAGTGTCATTTGTAAGCCTGTGATACTCCATGGAAGGAATTGGCGTAAACGCCCGTAGGTGCTTGCTTTGAGTGCCCGTTTTCAAGTGGTTCGGCGTAGGGTAAGTTGTTCTGAATATAAATAACCGAGAATGACTTACCTTTCGCGATAACTGCGCTGCCCTGCTGGATTGTTGCCGCACCAGATGCATCTACCGTTGCTAACTCAGAATAATCTGGAGACCCGATACTCACCTGGTTATTAGCCCTGAATTGACCAGTATCAACTGGTGACCGGGTAACAATTTCAGTAAGTAGCGCCATCGATATGATTCTCAGGTGTTTACCGACATCCTCCTCGACCTTTCCAGCAAAAGATGACGGGTCAAAATCCCAACCTTGCGCCATGCTACGCCCTCCGAAGTTGAACCGAGTAAGTAGCCTCGGCAGGGTCACTGCCAACGTTAATCACTTTGTATGATTGGCTAATATGCGTAACTAGGTCGGTCGTCGTGATGATATGGTCAACTTTGGGCGGCTCGCTTACCTCGTTTTGCAGCGCTGTAATCTTAATGTCACCGGTTAGGATGTTGACGCCATCAATGCGCTTAACATCATACTTCCCCAAGACACCGCGCCCAGTGTAGGTGTGAGTGACCTGATTGGATTGCTCGGTAACCGGGTCGTAATCACCCTCTGTCACATAGCTACCGGTGAAGGGGTAAACCGCATCAGATAGCTTGTTATTGAAAGCCTTAGCTACTTTCGATTGAACCTTGTCACGAATACCCATCAGCGATACACCCTAAATTTGAGTGGATTCGACCTCCAAGGAGCGAGCAGCGCCAAAGCGAGTTGCAAGTCAGGGTCCAGTAATGAATCAGCGTTAATAGTGCCGCCAGTGTAGTAGGTTTCAGTCACCTCTACATCGTCAGCCTTAACCGATTCACTCGCCAGAACACCGCTTGATTCCTTCTGCGTGTAAAGGTTGCCCGCCGCCGCAACCGATGCGACATAAGCGCCAGCCTGTTTCACTTCATCGGGAATATCTTCAAGGTTAATCCCCTGAAGGTTTAGCGCCGACAGCCAAGCATTCGCCATCAGAATTGCTTTAGGCTTTGTGCTGTCGTTTGCCCACTCGCCCCCTAACAACTTGTCTACTTCGGTTACTGTTATGTACTGTGCCATGCTAGCCCCAATAAAGCCCCATTGCTGGGGCTAAAGTAGATTAACCGCCCGTGGCACCATTATCTGAGGAGCCATTTGCAGCACCGCCAGCAGTAACCTTGACGGTGACAGCAGGGTCAGTGATGCCATAATCGGCACCTGATTTTGCAGGGTCATAGATGGTTTCCGCACCGAGAGCTGACGTTGATTCATCAGCGTAGGCTCGCTCACTTGGGTAGGTGTATTTGTAGTCTGGAGTTACCAGATTCTTTGGTGTAGACATTGCATACCTCCTTACAGGTTGCTAATTAGGAAGCGGAATCCGGTATCAAGCGGATCGAGAGTTAATTCCCAGTTCGCCGCTTTTTGCAGGTCACCCCATGAAGCAGACAGCGATTGACGCTCGGTACCACCGGTTAAGGTGTTTTCCGCTGCGATGAAGCTGAACCCTTGCGGATGGATAACCATATTGCGGCGAGTCCATAAAGCGCGGTCACCAGCACCGTTTGAGGTTCCAGCTGTACGGTCTACTTCTAGATCGTCATTACCTGCAATTTGTGCGTAGCTGAATGCACCAGCTCCAGCTAGAAGCGAAACGTATTTAGCGTTTGCACCTGTGCCAATTTTGGTACCCAGCTCAGACTCAACCAGTGTGCGACCGTTGTACACAGTGACTGGGGGAATGTTAGCCTGAGTTTGCAGAAGCTCTGCTTGGTTGTTCTTGCGGATTTTGGCAGCGAGTTGCGGGTGAACGACCATTACGCCATTGCCACGGTTGGCTGGGCGCATAGTTGCCTCGACATCAACGAAAGCGTCGAAAGAGAAGCCTGTTGCCGCTGTGGCGGTCGCCGCACTGATGTCAGTGGTTAGCTTTTTACCGTTGGCTTGGTCGTAGTTACGCAGGCCGACTAGAGTTGCACGAGCGCGGTTCTCCGCAGAGTTAAGCCATAACTGGTTTAACTTCCCACCAATCAACTCAAGGGAGTTCACTTGCGTCAGATAGCGCTGCAAAGATGCTTCGCGGAATGCTTCGTTAAGATAAGCAACACGGCCTTGCATTGAACCACCTTGAATATCACGAGGCATCGCAATATCGGTGTAGATGGTGTTTCCGTAGTTCGGCTCAAGTCCTGCATCAATGCCGCCGATATATGGGACAACGAATGTCGGTGAGCCGCCAGATAGCAGCGCACTCAAGCGAGAGTCTGCTACGAAAGCGCCTGACTGTACAAAAGGTGATGGTACGAGTGGGTCAACGTCCATATAGGACAGTACGACCGGGCGGTTAAAAACTTCTAAAAGTGAAACTGAAGCCATAATATTTTATTCCTTAATATTTGCCAAATTGCCCAGAGTTAAGAGCTTGCTGATAACCTTGGGGGTCGCGTTTTTCGAACTCAAGACGCTGCTCTTGAGTCATGGTTTTATATTCTTTCGTAGGACTCCCACGTAAAGGTGCGGCCCCGCCGCCGTTTGCTTTCGACCCTGTGACCAAAGAGGCCCAACGAGGATCGTTTTTAAACTCTTCTTTGAGCTGATCAACTGAGCTGACTGTCAAGTTACCGCTTGCATCAGTCACCCGAACTTGTCCGTCAACTAGCTTTAATCGGCGTGTAACGAACTCTGAGAGGATTTCAGCATTAGGGCCGTCTGCAATATCAGTAGCTAACTTGATAGCAGTCTGATTGATGCTGCTTTGCTCAATTTGCTGCTGTAGCGCCTGATACTTCTGCTGCCATTCAGCCGTAGCCGACTGGCTAGACTCGAATAGCTGCTTGTAGTTACCTTCTGCTGCCAGTCGCTCCTGCTCTATTTGCTGGGCCTCAGCTTCGGCCTTTCGCCGCTTTTCCTGTTCTGCCTTTTTCTCAGCTAGCAGCTCGTCACGCTGGCGCTTAAGGCCATCTACGTCAGGCTGTGGAATTCCTTCGACTGCCAGTTGATACACTTCGCCATTCTGCGTGTAGAAACCTTGCTGGCTTTCTTCGAGTTGTGCGAATTCCTCAGAGGTAATCTGATATTTGAGCATTACATTCTCCTGAATGAATGATTACTGGCTCTGCCAGTGGTTGGTATGGATTAATTCAGTCCAGCAAGCTCGAAAGCATGTGGCTCTAATTCTTTGAGTTGGCCTAGGGTGTATTGCTTGCCGGTTTCGCCGTCTACGAACCTATCCAGCGTTAAATCACCCTTGCTGAATAACTGGTAGCGCTTTTCGCCTAGCACTTCACGCTGGAAGCTAACAGGCTGTCTAGCAAGCCAGTCACCGTAAGTCGTTTTACTGCTAACTTGCTGCGCGCCATCGGGTCCGACTGCTGGGCGAACGGAGCCAGGTATCTCTCGGCGATATTCTGCTTTGAGTACGGGAACTTGAGTTGTTCGACAGCGCCAGTGATACGGCGGCGATGGACCATCTAGCGGAATTATTCGATGGTCGATTGAGCGACAGAATGCCGTTGTGCGACCGTCGAGTGTGGCGATATCCTGCTTACCTTCCAATATGTCGTCATTCTCGCTGAACGTCTTATTGCGAGCTGATGCCGATACATGGTTGGTTAACGTGCTGACTAGCGATGACGCTTGCTCTTCATGCGATACGCCGAGCGAGGTTAGCCGAGCCACAATCTGCCGTGAATCCTCGCCCATCGCAGCACCCAATCCGATTTCACTGATAATGTCAGCCGTCTTTTTGGTGCCGAACTGAGCAATAGCGCCAGCAATATTGATTGATTGACGGCCTTTGCCGACCAGTAAATCTAGCGGGTCACTTAGTACAGCTGCCGCAATCATTTCAACCGATGGCTCTGCCAGCTTCACCGAGGCTTTAACGACCTGACCGAGCAGCTTAGTGTTGAAAGTGAATTCGTATTGAGCAAAAACACCATAATCAATGCGCTGTCGCTCTGCCATATCGCCGTAGATAGCTCTCAAATCATTGCTGAGCGTTTCTATCTGCCTTTGGTATCTCGCACTCTGGTATTGACTCAACCCGCCCTGTACGGTCTTTTTAGCGCGGTTAATTGCTCTGCGCACAAATTTAACCGCCTTGGTGGTGAGGCCCGACCCGAAGCGCTGCACATAAACCTGATGCCGGACGGCGCTATCAGTAAGATGACCGTCTGCACTCATGGTTATTCATCCTCTTCGATTGTGTCAGTGTTCACGCCTGATACTGGCGGCTCCGCTTCCCGTTCCGTGTCGATATCTTTATCCGTCCGGTCGGCGTCAATAATCGCAGCCTGACGCAAGTTGGTACGAATATCAGACTTGGCAATGATACCTTGCTGCCAGAGTTGGACCTGCGCAAGAATCATCTGCGCATCCATGGCTTCATCAAAGAATTCTTGATTGAGCCAGAATACAATGGCGTCAGGTGTTGGAGTGCCGGACATATACAGCTGCACATCAAGTAAAGCCGACTTAATGGCCTCAGATACGTTGCCCGCAATCGTGCCAAGAACGCTGTTATCGCTGCTATATCGAATCCTCGCCGCTTCTGCCGTTTCGTTCTGGCCTGACTGCTGCACAATACGAGCGCCAATCATCAACATCTGGTTTTCTTTGTCCTGCATCAGTGTGCGGGATAAGTTTCCTTCGCTGGCTTGAAGCATTTGCGCCGTGCCGACTTTACCAAGGCAATAGCCGCTGGTTGAGCCAATCTGAATACCATTGGGGTTCCATTCTGAGAATTCTGATGGTTGGGCGTCAGTCGTGAAGATTAGTGTCGGCTGACTGCTGATGAATCCTGACTCTTCCACCGTGGCACTGTTGCCATAGTGAAGAATGTTCACCTCTGCCAAGTCCTCAAGCGGTGACTTGTCTATGCAGGCATCGTTATTCTCTGAGCCGTAGAAATAAAACGGGATGTGGTCGAATGTCTTGCCGTTGTAATCGGTTGGGCGAGTGTCGAGGATCGGCACATCTTCGCTTTCACGCCAAACACGGTGACGATAAACGCCATTCTCTAACGTCAATCCGCGATACTGCGTCTTCGTTTCGAACTGGAACTCGTCGCCATCATCAACGTGATAAAGCTCAGCAAAGGCGACCATCGTTAACTTTTTAATGCCGTTAATCACATCCTCGCGCCAGTTAATAATCTGGTCGGCAATGTAGTGATGAGCGTGTGCGTTATTACCCGCTGACTGCGCCTTGGTTGGCCTTACACCTGATTCTGTGTCAGTGTTAGGGTAATCAACGAAGAATCCGCCACGCCCCGTATCAAGACACTCACCGATAGCAGCCTTTGATAGCTGCTCGAGGCTGACGCCATCGCCGCTTGCGTTGGTCTGGACGTAATCAATGTCAGTGGGTAGGTTGATTTCTGCTGACTTGCGGAATACTGCGCCGATTAACCCTTGGCGAGTGCGTCCAGTAACGTTGAGGAACATCGCCCGGTTGAGTAAAGCCTGGTAGCGCGCTTTGTTTTCTTCGCTGCTATTTGTCGGGTCGGGCATCGGGAGATAAGCGGTCTGCTTTTTCTTCACTGCCCTGCTTCCAGTCACGCAATCCTTAACTAAATCCCATGACTTTTTTGCCTCGGAATATTCAGGATTGATGTATGCGTAATTTGCCATTGTTTTATCTTCTGAATGAGACAGGGACGGATGTAACGACTTTACGTTTAGCTCTCGTCACTGCGAAATATCGAAAGGCGTCAGCGCCGTGTGATGTATGGTCATGAAGTGGCTTATCTTTCCAGCAGCCTCGCTTGTCGTCCCACTCTTTGCGGTAGCCTTCAAGAGACAGCACTCCATCGGAGCACTTCTGCTCATCGAAAGCGCATTTAGGTAGGATTTCACGGACCTGTTCGATACCGTCAGCGACACCAATTTTCGGAACTACTTTGAATGTAAGGGTGTAATTCTCGCCGTCTATCTCATAACCTTCTTTAGCCAGCTCTCGTCGCGTTTTCGCGTCAGAACCAAACTCGCGATTATCTATATCGTGCGGCCCCCAATGCTCGGAATACTCATAGCCTTTATCCTTGAGCACCTTCATGTAATGACGTAGGCCTTCACCACTGTTTTCGTAATAATCGATGATGTGATACTCCTCACCAACGACACGAACGAACCAGATTGCCGTTGAGTCACTTACGCCAATATCCCAGATAGTCATCACTGGTAGGTGTGAGTTATTCGGTAATTCACCGATACGCTTGTTCTGATAAAGGGATCGAAATTGCTTAGCGTAGTAAGCGCCCTCAACCGACTGCTGGAATGCTTCGGCTGGAATGGTTGGATATTCCCTTTTCATATCATAGCCGAGCGTTTTCTCTTTGGCGTAATACCAAGCCCTCTGGCGCTCGTTTAACGATATGCCATGCTTTGCCTCAATCTCTGCGAAATAATCGCTCAGTCGCTGCGGTAGAGGCTCTACGGGGTCAATTGCGTAGAGCGGGTTCTTCCACCATGAGAAAAAGAAGAATTTCCAGTCGAGGTTAGATAGTCGCTTCCCCTGCATTTGCGCTTTTTCAGCGGTGTTGCAGTAATCGAAGAAGTACCCGGCCCGACCTTCTGCTGTGCTCTCAATTGTCGTGAAACAATCGGTAGATACCGCTTCGAATGCCCCAGTAACAATCTCACGGGCTTTGTCTGGAAACTTGGCGCATATCTTCCCGAACTCGGAAACGTGCAAATAACGAAGCGTACCGCCCCGGAATGATGTGCTGATGTAGAGAGAGCCACCCTTACTGAATACCAACTCACCCGCCGCATCATTACTGGCTGGGTTAGCTGCTTTGATTTCGTCAGGGAGCCTGTCGTAGGCGTACTTAATTTTTTCTCTGAACAGTCGTTTAGCGTCATTCAGCGTGTGAGCAATGAGAGCGCACTTAGCGGCTTCAAATAACGCCGCGTCAAGCTGGATAATACAGACCTCAGTCGTAAATCCTAATTGACGTGCTTTCAGAATCAGGTTGCGAGTATGCATACCTTCGAAGTATTCAAGCTGCTCCGGAGTCATCTTGAACCGAACTGGCTTACCCTCTTTGTCTGTTATCCAGTAGAGGTTATTCAGTCGCCAGAGCTTATCCCTCAGTAATGCGAGATGTTCTGGCTTCATGGTTACCCCTTAGATAATGAGTCCATCAAGTCAGATAAGGTATCGGTAGATGAATGCTTCTCGCCGCTATCGATGTTATAGGCCTCGCGCTCTGCTTTGATGACCTTGATTTGAGCGTCGACACCGGCCGTAATTGAGCGAGACATCGAAGCGTGATTGTCTTCGGTGATTTTAGTATCCTCGAGGAACACTCTTAGCTTATTGGTTATACCTCGCCATGCTGCCAATCCTTCACGATGGGCAAGCACAACAGAAGCAGCTTCATCAGAAGCCTGTTCAATTATTTGCTCATCGGTAACCACTCCTGCTTGGTTACCTTTGCTGGTTACCGATTTGGTTAACTTGGCATTAGTGGCTGTTCTTACCTGTTCGGTTAAGTCTCTTTGCCAGCCTTCTTTTTTTGCTTTCTTGATGATTGTTGCGTGATTTATCCCGTACTTTTCACCAATAGCTCTCAGTGGCAACGAGCCAGCACGGTAAGCCGACTCGATGGCCTCCCAATCTGGTGTCGCCAT